GGTGCGCACGATCTTCCAGCGGCGCTTGTCTTCGCTGCTGTGCCATGATTCGAGTTTCACGGGTGCCTCGTTCTGATGGTGGGTGTATAGGTGCTGACCGCGCGGTTTGCTCACTGCGATCCGGCGAGGGTCCAGGCGAGGTTTGCCAATGTCGGGTCCGGGGACGCCGGGGCAACGACGGTCAATATGTCGCCGCTCATAAAAGTGGTCGCCGACGCCATCGCAAACGTCGCCGTGGTCGCCGCAGCCGCAAACATCATGGTTCCGACACTGACGCCGTTCTTCTTGATGGCGTAGGTCGTCGCGGCTGTCGCAGCGACCCCGGCGGTGCCTTGGGAGCCAATAAGCCCTACCGGGAAGGTGACCGTTCCGGCGAAGACGTAGCGCTGGACGACGAGATTGGCGGTGCTGGTGCCGGCAAAGGACCCCGCCACGGTCGTCGACACTGCGGCTTTGCCGGCGCCGGTCGTCGTGTAGGTATAAGCCGGCACCTCAGCGAGGTTCTGGACGGCCCCGCCGACAATATTGAACGACAGGAATTTCAGAAATATCGTCTGGCCGACCAATGTGCTCGGATAGGGGAAGCGGCCGACCGATTGGTCGATCCGCGCGAATTGCGTCCCGCCCGGGTGGCTCGCTGCGATGGTGCCATAGGCACCGCGATAGAGCGTCGTCAGACTATAGTGATAAGCGCTTGCCAGGCTCGCGGTCTGATAGGCGAAAAGCTCGCCGCCCATATAGCACAAGGTAACGAGGTTCGACGCATCGGTGGCCGAGACCGACAGCAGCTGGCCGCGGCTCTCGCTGACATCGACCGAGCAGGTGTCGGTGACGTCCGGGCTGCCGCCACTATTGCCGATCGCCGCGGTCAAGACACCCTGGGTCGCCCGGCCGGAGACCGTGCCGGCAAAGGCATAGGAACTGCCGTCGCTCGAGATCCACACCTGGGCGCCGCCCCAGTTCGGGCCTCCCGACAGTGCGATCCAAATTTCGAGATCGCCCGACAATAGTGCTGCCGGCGGCTCGAAGATCAGCGGCGTGTTAACATTGCCGGACGGCGCGCTCCAGTTCGGCACAAAGCCGCCGACCGCACCGCCGCTCGCCTGCTTGACGGCAGGCTCGGCGGTGCCCCCGCCAACCCCGAGGATCGAGGGCGAAGCGGGGGGCGAAAAGTTACTGGGCGGATAGAGCACGCTCGACGAGTAGGGGCCGAAGAAATCCTCGGCAGTAATCGATAGCATGCCCTCGTCGTCTTCTTCGACCGCCGTGATCCGCACCGTCAACGCACTGGCGCCCAGCCGCGAGTCGGTGATCTGCACCAGTTCCATCGGCTCCAGTAGGATATATTTCCAGCCGAGCTGAAAGGTGTAGGTGTTGCGGTAGAGGAGCTGGCGCTGCAGCAGTAGCTGGGCGACAATGCCGCCGACATACAGCGGGTCGGTGATCAGCCGGGCCTTGCTGCTGGTGCCGCGCCGCAGCCCGTAGAGGTCGATCGACGCCTGATCGGAAGCCTCGGCGATTGCGGTGTTATAGCTGTTCTGGCGGTCGAGGCACTCGACTTGGACCAGGTTGTTGGCGTCGGCCGGCGTCGAGCGCTGGATGTGCAGCGGGTCGCCGGTGAAGCCGCCGGTTACCGGCGTCGCACCGGCGCGCAGCGCCGGCCCGCCGGGGGTCGCGCCGAAATTGATCCCGACACTCGATTGCTGAACGATGTAGTCGTCCTCGCCGAGGCGGTAGATCGGCACCATGTTCGGCGTGAAGGTGTTGGTGGTCGTCGCACCGATCCCGGTCGCGGAAATCCCGCCGCCACCCGATTGGCCGATCGTCGTGTTGCCGGTCGGATTGGACTGGATGACCATTACGCCGCTGAGGCCGACGCCGGCAGCGAGGATGCCGTATTCGACCAGGTTCGGATCGGAATTGATTGCGTGGGCGAGCCCGCCCATTGCCCCCGGCATCTGTAGATTTGCCGAGGTCGTATAAGCCACCGTGTAAGGAGAGCCGCCATTGAAGTCGGGATCGGCAAAAGTCAGGCTGATGGTGTCGCCGCCCGCTTGGGTCGGGACTCCAGTGAAGCTGGCCACGGTGAAGGCGTTGGCAACCGAATGGTCGCCGTAGGGAATGATCTTCAACAATGCGCCGGACCACACGATGGCACTGTTGGTGACCTTGGTGATGTCGGCAAGCGACTGCTGCGCCTCCTGCTGCTGGTCGAGCAGCGGCGACAGAAACAAGCCGACCGCCGCGCAGTAGGTCGCATAGGAGGAGGCAGCGCTGGAGGTCATCGCCGGATCGAGATTTGCCGGCGGGAAATTGGCGCCGTAGCGGGGGTTGGTCAAAAAATCGCTGACGATCAGCGCAGGGTTGGCGTCGTAGCCATTGGGCGCGGCACCGCCGGCGCCGGCGCCGACACCGATTACCTCAAAATTGAAATTCGGCAGTGTTGCTGTGTTGCCGAGCTGGTAGTTGGCAAAGGCGATGTTCGCGGTGCCCGAATAGCCGATCGCCTTCGCCGGATGGGCGCTTGCCCAATAGGGATCGATCGCCTGCCCGTCGCCACCGAGATTGATGCTGGAAATGCTCGGCAGGCCGGACGCGGTGCCGATATTCTTGTCCCACCAAACCAGGCCCAATCCGGCGATTGGTCCCTGGCACAGACCCATAATGAACGACGCCGAATACATGTATTGTTGGCCGCCGCCCTTGCCGCCGCCACCGCCTTTGCCCTTGCCGCCGCCTTGCTTGCTGGGGGTTGCGGTAAAATCGTCATAGTCGAGCAGGTTGGGGCTGACCTTGGTCGTGCCATAGATCAGCGGGATGACGCCGCCGGCCTGCGAGGTCTGGAACTGCAGCGAGCCGACGGCGCGCTGCTGCTTGGCGTTCGAGCCGCCGCCCAGAATTCCGCCCATCAGACGAACGGGTCAAAGAAGCGCACTGCACGCCCCGCCAGCTGCGGCTGCGTCGCATCGGCATACAGCACACCGGCACTGTGCCAGGCGTGGATCAGGCGCGGCCATTCAATGACGATCGCACCATGGGCAAAGCACCGGCCGAACTTGAACAGCGCGACGTCGCCCGCCCGCGGCGGCCCTGGAATCTCGCGGGCGTAACTCATCACGCCAACCAGATAGCGCTCGGCATCGCGATGGAGGTGCCAGTCGGGCGGGTAGAACAGAATTTCGATGTGCGGGACTACACCGGCCGCCTCGTAGACCTCGGCGAGCATCATCAGGCAATCGGTGCCGGCGCCTTGGACCCGGCCCATGTGGTGATAGGGTGTGCCGAGCCACCCCCGGGCCTCCTCGAGCACCGCAAAGCGGCGCGGATCCATTTCAGGGCCGGTCATACCGCTGTTTCCGGAGTCGGGATGTAGGGAAAGCCGCCAAAGTGCACCGCGTTGTTGAAAACGTTGGTACAGGTTGCGAGCGTGCGGTCGCAGCCCGGCAGCAGCTGGAATTGATCGCCGGCGGCTACGGGGGAAAGAAAAGCGAGCTTGACGGTTACTGCGCCGCCGCTGACAAAGCTCGATATCGTGCGACTGTAGCCGGCATTGGCGCCGGTGACGGCAATGATCGTCCCTTGCGCATAGGGGGTGGTCGTCATCGGCGCGCCCTCGATTACCGTCGTCGTCGATCCGCTGCCGCCAGCGAATGTTATGGCGAGGCTCGACCGGTTGAACAGGCACATCGCGTCGCCAAAGACATGGGTGCAGCTCGATTGCCACAGTCGCCGCGGCATCTGGATATTGAGCAGCTCGAGATGCGAGCGGCACTTGATCTCGACGCCGGTGCGGCTGCAATCGATGTCGGAGATCCGCCCGGAGAACAGGATTACTGTTCCGGCGGTGGTGTCGCCGTAGCCGCCCTCGGCACCCATAAAGGCGCGTTCCAGCTGCAGCAAGGCGCCGTCGAATTGGCCTTGCCAGGCGGCCTCGAGAAACGGCGTCGAACCGACCAGGTCGGTCGGCTCCGGGTAGATCTTGATGTCGAGCTCATCGACCTGGGTGCCGATCACGACCTTCGTCTTCGAGCGTTCGAATTTTGGCCCCGCCGCGAATAAATACCCGTTGGCGGCGATCGCCGTCGGCGCCGCCGAATAGCGCAGGACCGTTGCGCCTCCGGCCAGAGTGAAGGTATAGAGGTCGGCCATGACGAATTGCTCGCTGCCGTTGAGCAGCGCGATCAGGGCAGCCGAGGCGGGCTTCACGGCCGCACCGAGACCCTGCGGCCGGGCTTGACCCGGCCATCCACGGAGACCCCCGGGTCGCGCCCGGGGGTGACTTTTATGTCGGTCATGGCCTGACCGAAATAAAAGTCAGCTTTTTCAGCTGCCACAATTGAAACATGAAATTCTCGAAGGCATAGCTGTCGTCGATAAACCGGCAGCGGAAGAAATAGCTGTAGTCGGCGGTGATGATCCGTCCGCTGCCCGGCGGCGTGGCGAAGGTCAGCAATCCGCTGCCCGGATCGACGCTGTAATTTCCCGGGTTTTGGGTAATGCCGTCGAGGTAGACGGCGCTGACGACATCGGGCGCTACGATTGGCTCCAGAAACCCGCCGCCGGGCAGCCCCGAGCCCATCGCCCGCTGCAGCTGGAAGACCGCCGTGCTGGCGTTGCCGACAGCGATCTCTTGACCGGTGACCCGATCATCACTCGGGTCGCGAAACAGGAACGTGCCAAAGGCGCCCCGGCAGAGCATGAAAAACCCCATCAGGGTTCGCAGCTCGTCGTAGCCGGCGGCCGGATTGTCGCGCAGCAAATCAAAAACCAGCGTGAACTGCCACAGCGGGTAAGGATAATCGAGCGCGCGCAATTCGCGGCCGGACACGGCGCGCTGGATGCGGGTCTGGAAAGTCGGGGTCTTGGTGACGCTCCAGGCGAGCCCGGCCAATGACGGGAATATTCCGATGTCTGCCATCAGCTCGTCCGCAGCATCGTTCCGTTGCGCATCGCGTTATTGATCGCCGCAACCAGCGCACTGCCGTTGCTGCGAAAAAATCGCGCGACATCCTGGCTGTCCATTGCCGAAACACCAAAGTTGACGACCACCGGTGCGCCTCCGCCACTGCTGTTGCCGAGGTTCGGCGCGGCAATCAGGTTTTGCAGACCCTGCGAGATATTGGCGGGCAGAACCATCTCGTTGCTGTGCAACTGCGCGAGCACGCCGCCGGGGCCCAGGCTCGGCACCGCCCAGCCTCCCTGCGCGCTCGGCACGATGCCGCCATGGTCGAAGGCGAAGAGCGTGCCGATGCCTTTGAAGAGGCTGCCGAGGATGCCGCCGCCGGAACCGAACAGGCCGGCGAGCCCCGCGCCTTCGGCAATGCCGGCCCCCGCCACTTCCTCACCGGCGCCGGTGAGGCCACCGGAAAAATCCTGGGCGCCGCTTCCGCCCAAAAGACCGGCGCCAAAGAGGCTGCCGATCTGGCCAAAGACACCCTTCACTGCCGAGTTGACGAATTCGGCGATGATCGAATGGGCGAGGTTCGCCAAGGCCTTCTGCACCGTCGTGGTGCCGAGAATGATGCCGGTGACCGAGGTGTCGATCGCGCGCTCGATCGGCGCTACCAGATCGTCCCATGCTTTTCTGTTGGCTGCAGCCAGTTTGGCACCGAGCGCCTGCACGTCGCCGACATATTTCTCGTAGGCGAGCTCCTGCTCCTCGATCAGCTTTTGCTGGGTCCGCACATCGTTCTGCGCCGCGTCGAGCTTCTTTTCGTAATAAGCCTGGTCGTAAGACCATTTGAGGTCGAGCAGGTCCTGCTCCTGGCGGACCTGCTCGGTCGCCGAGATTTGCCCGAGGGCGGCCTGGTCATCGATCGCCGCCTTGTAATTGGCGAATTTCGCGTCCGTGACCTTCTGATCGGCCTTGAGCTGGTCGAGCTGGTCGCGCTCGGCTTGCACGGCGAGCTGCTTTTCAAGCTCGTAGATGTTGCGTTCGACCGCCAGGCGGGCGCTCGATCCGGCTTGCGTCAGCGCCAGCTTGTCCTGCCAGAACGCCAGCTCTTCGCTCTTCGACTGGCCGAAAAAGCTTTGCTCGGCCAGCAGCTGCTCCTGCAGTTCGGCGCGCCACGCGCCAATGCTCGATCCGACCTGCGCCGCCGCGGTGCTGATCTGCGATTGCGCCTGCAGGGCAGCGGACCCCAGCCCTGCGAGCTGGGTCCGCATCGCATCGGTCGCCACCTGCACCGAATTCGACGCCGCCTCCAATCCGGATTGGAGGCCGTCGGTTTGGGCGCTGATGACGACGCTGGTTTCAATGCCGGCCATGATAGCCCCTCAATGAGGTGACACGTCAGACGGCTGATTGCTTGCCGCGCCGAGCGTCGGGGGCACGGCAATTCTCGCCTTTGGCTCGGTTCCGAAGCTCGGCAAAATCGAGCACCACCCCAGGCAGACCGGCGTGAACATCACCGGCGCCGAACCCGGGGCCGAGTTCGGCCAGGAAGTTGTGGAGATCTGCGGGTGCAGCGCGGCCGGGCTCCGAGCCCGCTGATGGGGTCTGCCGGCGGCGGTGTTTGCCGACGCCGAGATAGGCTCCCAGCAGGATGTGCACCGGCGGCTGCTCGGCCCAATATGCGGTGAGCTCTTCGACCTCGAAGAGCGTCATTTCGTCGATTACGGGATAGCTGTAGCCGCAGACGGTGGCGAGGAGGCCATATAGCTGTCCCCAGCCGTCGCCACCTCCCGGTTCGGGGCCGAAGCCGGTCCCGCGACTGTCGGGCGAGCCCCCGGGCCAGTCCCGGGGGCTACCGGTTCCCCCAAGCGGCTATCCCGCAGCTTTAGCCCGGAGCCGGTCAGGACCGCATTGAGCACGGCACTGGCGTTGCCGAGATCGAGCAAGTTCTCGACCATTTCTCCGGTTGCCTCGGGATAATTGCGTTGCAGTGCCGTAACGACGATTTCTACGAGCACGCCGATCTGCGTCTCGCCCATAGATGCGTCGACCTCGGTCAGTTGTCGCACCTTGGGCATCAGCCGGCGGAGCTGGCCGAGCGTCAGCGGCGGAACCAGCCAATCGCGGCCTCCCATCGCAATCGTGACACCTGGCAGCATTATTCGACCGTGCTCAGATAACCGATGATTCCGGACGCATCGGCGAAGGCCGAAAAATCGAGCTCGTGAATCGTCCAGTCATCGACTTTGGTAGGCAGCGACAATTTGTCGGCCATGCAGCCGTTGAGCCGCAGCGCCATCCCGTTGCCGGCATAGTTGGTGTAGAACGTCGCTTTGAAGGTCGGCGTTGTCCCCATGACCTGATTGGTGATCGCGAGCCTGCTGCCCGAAGTCGTCAGGTTGTAGGTGTACGAAACCAAGACGGCGGCACTCGCATCGGCCGACGAGAAAGTATAGATGCCGGTGGCGAAATTCACCGAATACTGTCCGGCTGCAGACGGTGTCGTCACGCGGTTGAAGCGTTTGCCGCTGACTGCGTAGACGACCCCGAGATCGTCGTTGTAACTGGCTGCGTTGGCGACCGACACAGTGTACGGCGTCACCGCCGGGATGCTGGCAGCCTCGAGCTGCGCTACGGCAAATTGGCCGGTGGCCGGGGTCAGACCGAAGAAAATGTCGGAATAGAGCAAACCAAGGATCTGGGCGAACTTTGCCTTGCCGGTGATCTTGCCTTGTCCGCGCGCGATCGCCACCGGAAATTGCAGCTGCCCGTAGAGCGGCTTGTCGGTCCAATCGAAATCGATCTGGATGTCCTGGAGCACGCCGAATTGGCGGGGGCCGATCCCGGACCCGGTTACGTCGGTGCGTTCACCCCAGACCGCACCCGAGCCGAAGCTCAATTGCATGTCAGATACTCCCTTTTCAACATCCGCTTCAGCGCCTCCTTGGCGGCAAATGCGGCATTCCAGGCCGGCGTATCGCGAGCGATCGGCGACCCCGGGAAATGGTCTTGCCACCACCGCTCGATCACTTCGTCGAGCGAAACAGCGCTGCTGTCAGCGGCGGCCGGGCTTGCCGCATGATCCTCAGGAACACCCACACTGGATTCAGGATCATCGATAGCCATTGGGATACTCCTACGACCCAAGATCCGTTCGTTTTGAGTGCGGTCAAACGCATAAGATCTCGACCGGGACGATCGCGATCGCTTGGTCGCCGAGCACACCTTCGTCGGTCTCGATCTTTCCAGCGATACGGGCGTGCTGCACCATCGCGGGTAATCCAAGATTTTGGATGCCCGTGGCTGGCGGTGGCGCCAGTGCAGTCTCGAGTGCGTCGAGCAGCGGGTTCAGAAGCATTGCCGGCGCCAAGTAGGGATCACTCGAGTGGACGTAGACGTAGAAATCGGCGTAGAGCGTCCAGGCGATCGGCGACCCAAGCGCCTTGGTTATGGCGTGCCCGCCCTTTTCGGCCATGAACAACGCGGGTTGCTCGGCTGGAGCCACGTCGTTCCAATGTCGCAACCGCCTGTGGGCGCTGGCGAACCTCGCGGCACCGGCCCCGAGAGACCAGAGCGCAGCATAGATTGCCTCACGAATGATCACCAGCCGCGCTCCTAATTTGGGAAGCTGTGTCCAGTCTGGTCATTGCGATACCGCTTCGCTTAGAGCCGCCTGCACCTCTTCGCGGATCGCCGGGCCCATGTCCTCGAGCGCCGAGCGCAGAAACGAGCGTTCCGGGAGATCCATACGGCGATCGTAGGCGCGCACATTGATCGTCCTCTCGACAATCGGCCGGCCGAAGGCTTCCCGGATGCACCGCAGACTGGCTCTGACACTCACCGTTCCAGCAAAACCAAATTCCTGTACTCCAGCATACCGGCTGTCGCTAAATACGTCCGCGGTGATGGTGCCACCACTCCGATCGATGCGGAGTTTGATGCTCGACCTTAGTGATCCCGTACGGCTTCTGAGCACCTGCCCGCTGAGTTTGCCCTGCTGCACCTCGCGCTGAACCTCGATCCCGAGCCGGGTAATCGCGCGCAGAAGACAAGAATTGGCGGCGTCAGGCAATACGTTCAGCCGCTGTATCACCTGCTGGTCGCCGACGAGATAACCAGTGATCACGCGGCACCGGCAAGCGTAGCCGCGTCGGTTTGGGCAGACGCCGAAAGCAGGAAGCCGGCGATCGGCGCGACAGCGCGGTATTGCTGGATCAAGGTCTTTATCGAGTTGCTCATGTCCTTTTGCGAATAGGACACGGTCTCGCCGCCGCCGATCGCCCGCGCAACCTCCCCGATGCGGTTGCGCTCGCGGTACCGCAGCGCTACGAGTTCGATGCATGCTTGGGCCAGATCGGGTGGTATCACGGAATAACCAGCGGTGTATCTCAGGGTCACGCACCCCGCCTTGCGGGGCACCGCGTACCCTCTGATAACAAGTTGCGTAGGGGTAAAAAAGTACCCTGCCTGGGTTGCAAGGGTGCTGATGACGCTCCAGGGTTGCGCCGATTGGGCAGCCGTGATCGGCGGGATTGTCGAGCCAGCGACAATGACTAGGCTAACGGCACTCACAGGAATTGCCGCGAATTGGTACCGCACCTCGCATGAGCCGAGAGCGCCGGCTAGACCATCACGAATCTCGACCCAGTCCTGCGATGCGATCTGTCGATTTAGCCAGTTTTGAATAAACTCACTTGCAGCCGTGATCAGTCGCGTCAATAGTGCGTCGTCGGTCGGCGGAAACGCGCTCTGCCCGGTCTGCAGCCATGCCTTGACATCGGCGAGCGTCGTCAGGTCACCAAAGCTCGCCCCCGGAGAAGTAAAGTTTGCCATCACGGATGTTCCGGCTCATGATCGGTCATGGTAGCGACGGCGCCCCACATCCGACCGATCGGTGTTGCATTTGCAGCGATGTTGCCGTGGGTTGCGATCGCGACCTTTTCGCAACGGCCGGCGGCGAGCTTTCTGACCAGATATTGGCGAGGCCTTCCGACGCGGCCGGTATCCGGTGACGTTGATCCACAGAAAAGAAGGTGCGGTTGGTCGCTTGCATGGGCTTGAACACGGGATCATCGGAGGCGACTACGACCGTCATCGCGTTCTCGCTGGTCATAGTGTCATCCGCTCGGCAACATCATCGTCCGCCGCCAGTACATCGCAGTTGCGGTCAAGGACATAGCCGCCATTGTGGAGGAGGTGCACGGCGACGCCGCGTGGCACCCGCACGACCCCGTCGAGATCGTGCGAGTACCGCTCCGTCCCGTGCCCAACAGCGTCCCACACCGGGAAGACGGCCCGTAATGAGACAAAATCAGACACGAAATTTCCCCGTTGTGAGCGCAGGTTAGCCGTTGGCGATATTGCAGATGACGCCCATTGCGAACGGGGCATAGACCGCCAGAACTTCCTCGGCATAGACGCCAACCTGCCGTTGGCGGGTGACGATCGGCCAGTCGATTTGGTAATAATCTTGCCGGGTCTTGATCTCAGCGACGTTCGGCACCTCGTTCGACTGGTACTGGATAGGCAGGTTCTCGGCCCAGCCGATGATCGTGCCCGGCGGAACCCGCGGGTGGATCTTTATCGGGATCCGGAGCCCGCCGTCGATAGCGAAGGGGTTATAATAGAACTGCACAACCCCAGATGCTGTCACATGATATTCACCTTGGTTCCCGTCGGCCAGGGTATCATAGCGCAGCAAGGGTCCGGATGCGTTCGACAGCACCTTGCTGGTGATGTTCTTCAGCTCTTGAGAGTTGACGTAGAGGACTGTCGGCGACAATTCGAAATTGTCCCACATTTTTTGGAACATCGTGTCGATTTCGACGACCGAGCCGCGGCCTGATGCAGTCAGCGGCGACCCTGTGCCGACTATGCCGGTGGGCATGATGTTGACATAAGCACCCGATCCGGGTTTGAGCGCGGTGGTCAACAATCCGTCGTAGGCATAGCTGGAATTGGCTGAATTGTCGGCGGTAATCGCGCTTTGCGGCTGGTTGCCCGTGCTGAGCGGCGCACCGATGGGAAGGCTGTTGATCGTCGTGATGGCCTGCAAAGTCTCAGTTCCGGTCGCCGTCGAGACATACCAGGCATAGGCAACGGCGCCCGGCACCGCGACGACGCTGCAGAACAGGGTCTGGCCGAGGGTTACCGCCTGGCTCGCCTCCGCGCTGATATTCGACGAGCCGCCGGACAGCGTATAACTCTTCCCATCGGCTCCGGTGACGGTCTTCGAGGTGGCGACGCCGTTCATGACCGTCGAATTCTGGTACCCTTCGACGGTTAGGGCGACGACCTTGACGAAGTAGGTTGCCGACGGGAGCGTGGCGCCGCCGCCCGATGCCGATAAAGTCGGGTTTGCAGGCGTGCCAAGCGCCAACGATGCATTTCCGGCGAGGATTGCCATTTCCTCCTTAAGCATCATCTTCTGCAGGAGGCGGAAGGTCATCCGCGCTTGAATATCCTCGAACTGGCGTCCGGCCGAAATCGCCTCGAAGGTCGCCGCATCTTCCTCGCCGATCGTCACGTAGGTGGCTGACTTGTTCGACGTCGAATAGGACATTTGGCCGGAGCGCTGACCCTCCGGCACCCAACCCATTGCGTCGAAGCCGGAGCCAATGATCGCGTTTACTTGGCGCCAATTGGTCGCCGAGCCGGTCCCCCCGCCGACGCGCGGTATGACGTTCCGGATCGGGGTCACGAAGGGATAGAGATTCTTCGCCGGCGCCTGCAGGTCGTAGGCGAGCAGACCGGTGGCAGTCGAGATCGACTTGGCTAGTACGTCGTTGGGCTTCGCCAGGGCTCCCTTCAAAAGTTCCAG